CTCTCCCAAGAGAATACCATATCTACAGCATCTTTGGGAGAAAGCATTTTATATTCATCAGTTTCAAACAGTGGTCTTTGATTACTAACTAAATAAATCATCGATAATCGCAAATAGATACACCATTTAGTACTATATCTTTATTATCAATTTTTAGTTTGTCTTTTACAGCTTGTTCTACAGCTTCTCTTAATTCATCTTCATTGATGTTGAGGTGTTTACCTTCTCTATACTGAGAAATTCTAACATTTACAAATGTACCCACTTCTACATTTACCTCTACAGTCAAATCTAAATCATTAGGCTCGTTCCAAGGTGCATTTGGGTCAGTCTCAGCCCCTGCAGGATAATAACCACTACTCATTACGCTACTCTACTATTTAACCATTCAATTCCATATTTATCTATTACATCTTCATCTATTTTTATTGAGTATATTTCAACTCCTTCTCTTTGAGACTCATACCAATCTTCATATTGGTCTTCTTCTCCATATTCTTCCTCTTTTTCTAGCTCTGGATCATATGTAAACTCATCTAAGTAACTATATGAATCAACACACTCTTCAATTAGTTCATTCGCATAATCAGAATCTTTTAAAGGGTCATCCTCAGATTCTATTACTTCTTGAATAGAAGCATCACAAGCTACAGGGTATCTGGCAATAACTAACCACCAATCACCATCTTTAAGGAATTGTTCTTTGGTCATTAAATAAGTCTTTTTAGTTGCAAATTACAACGTTTACGCATTTTATCTAAAGCTTTTTCTTTAATCTGTCTTATACGCTCTTTACCTAAACCAAACATATTACCAATTTCCTCCTGAGGAATTTGTGGAACTCCTAGTCCAAAATAAAGCATAATTATATCATGCTCTCTTATAGAAAGAATTTCCATACATTTACAGAGTTCTTTATTAATAAACTGCTTATTAACTTCATCCTCTATTGGCTTATCTCCATTTGGTATAATATCACCTACTTGACTATTTTCTTCATCTCCTCCTAAATAATCGTCTACTGACATTAATTTATGAGAGAATTGAGCTAGATAGTCTATTGTCTTCTCTCTCAATCCTGTCATTTCGTGAAGTTCATTTGTAGTAGGAACTCTACCATTCTTCTTAATAAACTTATTAGTAGCTTCCAATATTTTAATAACTGCTAAATGTTGAGATACTGGCAATCTAATCTCTCGACTATACCAATAAATAGAAGTATATATAGCCTGTTTAATCCACCATACAGCATAAGATAGAAACTTAACATTTCTTGATGGATCGAATTTTTCAACAGCTTTAATAAGCCCTTCTGTCCCACTACCTATTAAATCCATAAGAGGTATTCCTCTATTTTGAAATTGTTTAGCTATTGTTACTACGAACTTTAAATTTGAATTAACTACTTTTTCACGGGCTTTCATATCACCCTCTTGTGCTTTAACTATTAAATTGTTAAGTTCGGTAATCTCTAAGGGTTTATACTTATTAATATCCCGAAAATAACTTTGTAATAGGGTATTAGACCTATCAGTATAGATTATTCTCTGTTTATTCACCTATTGTAGATTTAGCTAATTTTCTAGCTTCATCTAAGCTCTTTTCTTCTTGGGTTGGAGTATTAAGACCAATTCTAACACTGAGAATAGTAAGATAAGTTTCCATTGCTTTGAGTTGTCCTACTAATAAATCCTTATTAAGATTGTCTATAGAAGTTTTATCTACTTTATTAACTAGAAAATCTCTAAGTTTTGTAGTTTTATCATTTAATTCCTTATATTCAGTAAGAAGTCTGTCAAATGTTTCGTTATCCATTAGTTAATTTATTTATAGTTAAAATAGAATCTAGAGCCATAAGTATCTAATATATCCTCTTCTTCATCCTCAACAGATTTCAACATAAGTAGGCTCGTAAACATGAGCATAGCTATTATTAAGAATAGAAACATTATAGATTTCAGTTTTATTCACTTTTAAATACTTATCTTTACAAGTATGTAAATGCCCACAGAATACGTATCTAGGCTTTATTCTTTCTATAGCTGCTGCTAAACTCTTACCTCCAGCATGGATAGGTTCTGGATTCCATTGACTAGGAGGAAGTAAGTCTAAATCGCCTAAAGCAGGAGTGTCATGTGTTAACCAAATATCTATATCATCATCAACACAATCATATAATCCTTCTAGGAAAGACTCCTCATGCATAAACGCCCAATTACCAAATTTATGACATTGTGGAGAACCATAAACTTTAATATCTTGCTCACCATTTGCTCTAAAAATAGCACAATCATTTTTTAGATATGTTAGTTTAAAGTTAGATAGATATTCAAGAGCTTTCATTATTGGATAGTTCTTCTCCATTTCAAAATCATGATTTCCTGCAACTATAAATACTTCTTGACAAGGAAGCTCTTTAAGCCACGGTAGAAAAGTCTTAAATAACCATACAATAGATTGAGTTCTGTCTCTCTGTATATCTAAAGGTACTATATCTCCAGCTATTAAACATAAATCACATTCTTTAATCTCTGGTAGAGTTCCGTGTAAATCACTTATTGCACATATTTTCATAACATTTTAGCTTTTCCCTCTTCTGTAAGATTGTCAACAATATCTATAACTATATTCTTATCATCTACACTGTGGCTCCATTTATGATATTTAACTACATCTTTAAGAAGACGATTATTATATAGTATATCTAGTATAGCTTCCCAAGTAGCTATATTTCTAGTACCAGAATCTTTATCTTCTTTAGTTACATAATTAAACACCCATAGTAATTGCCATTTTCTAAAGAATGTAATTGCTATATATGGATTCCATTCGTGTTCTACGTGTTCATATTTCCATTTCCATCCTAGTGCACTTGTTCTAAAGTCAATTATTTTATTATATTTGTCTTTAGTTATAGGCATACCGAAAAACCAAATTATTTCTCCGTAGTGAAAATGAATATATGGACGTTTAAACAATTTATGAACCTTCCACCAAGTATAGAATGGATTGTTATATTCATTCCACAACTTAGTGAAAGGCATATTAAACCTAAACCAGTTTTTAAGCTTCATCTTCTATGTTAGACTCTCCTTTATCAAGTTGTTCTTGCTCTTTATTGAGGAATTTAAAACACTTTACCTTGAAAGCATGACTAAGACCATCTTCTTTCTTAATAACTAATCCTTCGTGTGGAACTTTATTATGACAAGAAGGTGAATTACATTCCATATAAAAGTGTTTATCATTAGATAGCTTCTCAAGGAACATATTAGACCATTCTTTATCATTCATATCAAGGTCAGGATACAAATCTTTAGCAAATCCATAATAATACTCGGTCACAGGTGTTAATCCTACAGAATTACAATACTGTTGAACTTCCTTTGCACTAAACTCATGTACCTCTCCATCAGCATTAGTTAATGTAATTCTATATGGTCTTACTTTAAAATGCTTCTCAGGCTCATATACTAAAACATCTGGAGCTACATTTGGTTGTTTACAACCGTAATCATAGTTCTTTTGTATATAATTACCATTAGGTAAATATCCTACAATTTCTGCATAGATAGTCATACCTTTCTGCAAATATGGACGTAAGTAGTTATCAGCATATTGCCAAACATCACAATTATAATAACCTTGACTGGCTTGTGGATTATAATACTTGTTTTTAATTACGCTTCTAGATGCATATAAGTAATCATAGATGTCAAAAGAGTATTTAGTCAACCATTTAGCTAATTTTTCTTTCCAACTTAGATTCTTGTGACATAATACATAAGCAGAAATGTGAGAAGTACCATGTATCTTCTCTGAAATATGAATTAAATCATCTTGATGAATCACTGAAGGATTCTTTTTGAGGATAACTGTGTCATAATGGAATCTGAACTGAGAAGGGATAACCTTATCGAGCGTTTTCTTAACCTTGTGTGCTGCTTTTGAGCCTCCCCCAGGAGTTCCTTGCGTTCTTTTAACGACATATTTCTTATTAACCCAGAATGTCTTGCCTTCATGTTCTACTGTATCAAATTCTGTACCTTCAATTAATTTTATCTCCTTATTAGTTTCAGCTATAACCCAATTAGTAAATTCTACAGCAGGCATTATGAATCCTTCTGATAGTTCACCTCTAAGTTTTACAGCTTTAACTCTACCATTATCTTCAAATAGACCAGTCTTTTCTGGATTGTTGTTTAACTCCTTATGTCTATATAAATTATTATATGACAGTAAATTAGGATTAATACAACAAGCTGTAGGGAAATAAATATAAAGCCCAGGTTCAGCATCTATTGACGTAATAATATTAAATCCATCAATCGTACAGCATTTCAACTTAGTAACTTCTGGGTCAGAATGCTTTTTAAAAATCTGAATATTAACTACTTTAGCTAGATAGTTTTCATTTGCTTTCTTGCTTTTGATTAGCTTCATTATTAATTAATTCTTGAGAGAACTTTACATTATCTAATGAAATAATCTCAGATACCCAAGGACATTTATCTGAAATTGCTAATCTAATTGCTTCTTTAACTTTTTCTTCTATCTGTTCTTTAGTTAAATTAGCATATTTACTTTTATCTATTTTAATACACCAAGGAAGAGTCGGTTCAAACCCTCCTTGGTGTACTTTTATAGTTGCGTCAAAGTTTATAGTATATTCTTTTAATTTGGAAACATACTTAACCTTTGGCTTCTTTTCAATAACAACTTGTGGAACTGCTATCTTCTTTCTTGGCATTATTTACAAGTACCTGTAAATACTATAGAGTTATAATATTCGCATATAAAGTTGGCATAAGTCTGAGCTTCTGCTTCATCCGTGTCATTATTAAAATAAAACTGAAAACAATGTATAAGCTCGTGATAGAAAGTATTGTCACGTTGTTCTTCACTTAGCTCAACTTCAACTCCGTCTACTTCAACTTTTCTGGCAATTCTAATTAAATTTCTGGCATCATCAAAATCACCGTAATTATTATCCTTTAATTTATCGTGTATTTCTACCTTAATAGTAAAACCAGCACATTTAAACTCACTTGGCAATTGCATTAACTACTTCCATTAATTGTTCATCAGTTATCTCGGAAGTCCATTCAGGTAATTTAATACCAAATCTTTTAGCCTGAATAATTAAATATTCTAAAAGCATAGAAGAAGGATAATATGTACCCTTTGGTTCATACTTATTTAATATAGAATATTCTATATCTGATATTTCTCTAGGCTCAAATTGTAGAATATTAATATTAAAGAAATTCTCAAATGGAATAACCAGTTCGTGCAATTTTAGTTTAGTTTGTATATAGAAACGATATTCTTTTTCATCTAATAGTTCATAAAAAACTATTTTAGGATGATTTCTCCTATCTATATAATCATTAATTAAATAGAATTTCATTACCCCGGAAAGTTTAAAGTTAAAACAGCTCCTACTTGAGCATTGTTTAGTCTATCTAAATCATACTTATCAAATCTACCTATGGATTTATCTTTGTAAATCACTTCATAATAACCGTTACCTATCAGTTTTATTTTCATATTAGTTAGTTTATTCATAATCCCGTATCGCAATAATTAAATTAAATTTAATTCTTTAGCTTCATCTTCAAATTTCCATATATACCCATAAGCGGATTTCATTTTATTTCTAAGATTTTTACTAATATTGGCAAATTTATATTCAGTTTCTTTTTCTATATCAGTATAAGAATCCCATTTTTTGACTAACTTTAGATTTTTAGTAAACTGATAAACAATTGGGTGTTCCTTTAAATATTGTTTACGACTAGTTGTGTCTAAAGAAGAAGTTTCTTCTATTCCTGTATATGGTATTTCTCCATTTATTATTTTATTAACTAAAGATTTTTTAGTTTTTCTAAATTCTTCAAGTCTTTTAAATATTTCATCATCTGAATAATCTTCTTCATAAATCCAAAAACAATTCTTATAAACATTTAATCTTCCTGTTAAACATTTATTAATAGAACATTTAGCAGATGGGTATTCCTTAACAATTGATTCCAAATTATCCCAAAGCTTAATTATGTCCCCATTTAAATAGACTTGGTAAATTGGTTTATATTTGTACTTATATATTTTAGATTTCTCTCTAAGAGTATTAATTATCTCAAATCTTTTAGAAAGATTTTCTTCAGAAACCCAAATATAATCGTGTACTAAATTACCTTTTTCTGCTAAATTAGCTGCTGCACATATAGCACTTGAATTCATTTTTAAACATCTAGCAGCCTCGCCTCTTGAATTATAACTTTCAATTAAATCACCAAATAAATCATAACAGTAAACAGGAGTAGATTTAGTAATATGATTTTCTTCTTTAGCTTTTAAATATCGTTGATATTTATTTTCTAATTGATTTTCAATATTGTCATTTTTGTAAATCCAAAAATAACCACCACAAGTAATACTCCTAGGAACTATATTGATACCTAGGGTATCTTCTGCTAATTTTATACAACTCCATTCTTTTATAAATTTTTTATCTACGGAGTATTGAAGAATCTTTACCGCTAAATGATGTTTATCATAGGTTTTCCCTATCATGTGATTATTGTGATGTTCTTCCCTAGTTTTATTATTCTTTTCTATAGCTTCCTTAGAATGAGCAGATTCAGGAACATAATTGCCTCCAATTGTTGCATTGTATCCATATTCAGGATTATTAGCTTCATATTTGCTAATATATTCTATTTCTTTAGAATCTAAAACGTTTTTTACTAATTTTTTATTTTCAGGAGTTTTATCATAAACCCCATCTGTTTGCCATAATATATATTTTGAGAAATTTTCCCACCCATATTTGCGTAACGCATTATGAAATGGCAAATTATCTACTTTTCTAAAGGTATCCCCAAAATGACAACAAAACCTAGAATAAAATTTAGTTATTGTTTGTCCAACATAAACCTTTCCATTAATATTATTAACAAATAAATAAATAGTTCCTATATATTCGTTATATTTTGGAACTTTAACTTCTGATAATGAAAAATCTGAAAAATCAATTTGAAATTTTTGTGAAACTTGTGGCTAATAATTCTTTTTAAAGATTTGCATATTTATAATAATTTAAATTAAAAAAATTAATTTGATATTTATATATGCAATCTTATGTATAAAAAATTCACCTGCAAAATATAAGTAAGATTATTTGGAAGCGGAATTTAAATCATATCTAAAACATATAAAATGTGGTTGACATGGTATACCATCATCTGAATATTCAAAATATTTGCAATCACCTAATTTATTTTTATATTTTGTTTCAAAGTTTTCTATATATTCAGCTTTAATTTCTCTACTCCCTATAGGAGAAGCTTTAAATGTTCTTCCATCTTGCATTTCACAAATAAAAGTCATATCTTCTGAACCTCTGAGTCCTAGTTCATAACCAATAACCTTAAAAGTTTCATCTAGATAATGTTTTATTTTAATCATATCATTAGTTCTACCAGCAGGTTTATACGGGCGTTCTGGATTTCTAATTACTAATCCTTCCCAACCATTAGTGACATATTGGTCATGTAATTTTTGCATATTATCCCATCCAGAAACTTTTACATGTGGAACAATTTGAATTTGTAAATCTCCTTTATTCCATATTTTATTTGGTTCAAATGTAAAATGATATTTAGCAGCTAAATCTTGAATAAATTGTATCCGGTCTTTAGCTAACATACTCATATTATCAGTAAATGCACAATCATAACAGTACATTTCTAACCAATCACACTCATATGCATTTTTTTCTAAACGAGCTGCCCCAGAACACTGTTGAAGCGATTTTCCAAATTTGTACAATTCACAATCTAGTATTAAAGTAGGATACTTAGTAAATATGTCTATAAGAGTGGGATGTTTTCTAAGATGTATAGTAGAATAGTCATACATTTCGCCTCCACGAGAAGCTACATGTACTTCTTTACCATCCCAATAAAATAAAGCTCGTACACCATTTATTTTTCTTGATGCTAGCCATTCCTTATCGAAGATTTTCTTATTAGTAACTTTATCAGCTTGTTTAGCAAGTTGAGGCTTAATTACTCCATATTGATTAGTTTTTACATCACCGAATATAGTAAGCAATTCATCATCTGTATATTCATTAGGATGCTTATCAACTTCTTTATAGCCTTTATCTAGATACTTTTTAACTTCAGAGTTAAACTGTAGAGTATATTGCTCTTGCCAATTTCTTTTCTGTTTAGTTCTATCTACAATAATTTGAGGTGATAGAGTTGTCTTCCCTCTTACCTGACCATAACTACGTTGAATTATATAACCAGCTACTTCATCATGCCATTCTTCATCACATTCTACAATAGCAAATCTAAATTTACCAGTACTAGCTCTTCCTAACAAATATTTAATCATTATTTACGATACTTTTCAACAATATTCCACAAATCATCTATAGTGTCAGTAGGTATTACTTTATTATTCTCATCATATGCCTGATTGTCTGCTTCTCCCTTAAATAATGCAGGCTTTTCATAGAGCCACCAGTTAATCCAGTCTATACCTTCATCATCAAACAAATTAGTATAAGTAAGTTCAGACATTCTAGAAGAAATATCTCCTAATGGTAAGTTGAATAAATCAATACCGAAGTCATCCCATCTATCTAATTCCTTATTAAAAGATAATACTGTATTAATTAACTCAGTAAACTGCTCTTTTGTAATCATATCACTAATAGTAAATAGTTAAATATGTATCTAAATAATTACTAATCTAATAAATCTGATATATTATCTATACAATTAGTTACGAATTCCACTATGTCCGTAGCCTTCAGCTCCTCTCTCAGTTTCTTCCAGAGAATCTACCAGTTTGAAATCAGCCTGTTCACACTTATAAAGAATACCTTGTCCTACTTTATCTCCTGTTAACACAGTAAATGGTTCAAATCCATTGTTCTGAACTATCAATCCAATATCTCCACGATAATCAGAGTCAATTACTCCATAGGAATTAGCCATAGTAATTCCATTCTTTAAACCTATACCACTTCTAGTTACTACTGCAAGCATGTAGCCCTCTGGAATACTCATATGTAAGCCAGTTGGGATAAGTGCACGACCTCCAGGACATACAATTACCTTACTAATTGTACCATCTTCTTTATAACTAAGTACGCAGTTCCAAGTAAATTTCTCTTTTACTTTTGAAACATCAGCTCTAAAATCAAATCCAGCTGAACCAGATGTTGCATACTTAGGAAGTTCATTAACAGACTCATTAACTACAGGAATATTAAGCATAACGATTTAAAATTTCTTCAATATTATTTAACGTACAATCTCCAGATTCACTATAAAAAGGAATCGTATGTGTATTATCTCTATATAAAGCAAATGGAGTTTCTCTTGCACTATATCCTCCTTTTAGTTTATAAGCTTTTTTCTTCTCTTTATAATGAGATTCATTATAAGCTCCATATTCTAAAACGGGAAACTCTTCTACTAAAGCATCTACTTGTTTTTTAAAATCTAGACAATTATCGTTAAAAGCTATCTCCAAAATCATTTCCAGAACTTACTAGTTATATCTTTAGTTATAGGTTTCCCACAACTATTATCTATTTCTAGCATTATCTGATTAGTAGTTTTACTGTTTAAAGGTCCATATTCTTCTTTATAAGGACCTAGTTTAATGTAATCGAAGTTAACTAAATCAATATCAGGTGATAAATGACTTCTACCACTATACCAACCAACCTTTATATCATATGTTTGCTTTACTGCTTTTGCAAGAGTATTAACATATTTTGGCTCAGAGTCTCCACCCATGAATCCTACGCAAGTAATACCTTCATTTTTATCTATTAAAGCATACAAAGTTTCTATATAAAGAGGTTCTCCTATATCCTCAGCAAGATAAGACGAATGGCAACCAGTACAAGCACAAGGACATTGACTAATATTGATACACAAACTAACCTCGTCAGGAAACTCTGAGAATGTGACCATTGATTCAACATATTTCAGCATAAATTTAAATATTTATAAACCTCTTGACATATTTCATCTTCTAGTTCCTCATTAAAAGTATCATTATATATAATTCCTTTACTCTTAAAATATTGGGCTAAATAATAGTACAAATTATCACCTATATCGTATATCCAAGAATATTTATCTAACGTACTCTCTAGAAGTTCTTTCTTTATAAATTCTGAGAAATCCTTTATATCTAATTTATGATATGCTGTATATGGAATCTTTATTTTGTCCATGGTACTATTTCTTTAGTGGCAGTATTAAGCACAAAGACTCTACAACAATCTAACATGGCAAATTCTGAATTAATAACAGGTTTAGTTCTACCACCCCAAGTGTGACCAAATATCTGATAATATTCTGGAAGGTGAGTCTCTGTAGCATAATCTTCTAAAGAGTTCCAAATACAAGAACCATATTTATTATAACCTCCTCTAGAATATGGTACTTCATCAAGATATTTGCATTCTTTACCTGAGATAAAATCATCAAACAACTTATCTAAAGTAAGGTTGTGCCATCTTAACCAATCCTGAGTTATTCCAGCATGACTAAATAAGAATTTATTAGTAGGTTCTTCTGTGTTATCCCATAATTCATAATAAATTTGAGGTTTAAGTTGTTTTAATAGATAGCTAACCTCATTATGACACTGTTCGTCATATCTACACTCACAAAAACCATTTCTATAGGTCTCATCGTGATTGCCCCACAAACAGATAACAGAATAAGGAGATTCATTTCTTCGTTTTTCCACAAACTCCACTAACTCTTTAAGATTATTTCTAGATTGTGCATGATTAGGCTCTCGTGGCACATAATCTCCATAAGGGTCGTGATAATCCCCTAAGAAAATTATTTCACCCTCCCAATTATTGCAAGGAGTTTTCCAGAAGCCACGTCCGTGAACATCTGGGACAATTAATACTTTACTCATTTAACCACTCTTTAAATTCTTCCACAAATTCTGAATCTTCTAATAAACTAGTGAAATTTTGTTCATCTATATCTAAATCACTATCATACATAAAATCAACATTATATAGAAATTTTCCAAGATAACTTTCTAGATTGTCTTGTAACCACTCTATTATAACTGAACTATGATTATATTCTATGTCACAATACTCATTAAATGTATCTAAAAGTGCTCGAAATACCTCTTCTTTAGTTACAGTATGAGTATGTAACTCTGACCACATTAATACTATATTATTCGACATTTTTAAATTCTTTTAAATATTCAGTATAATAATCTATTAATTTATCTTCACAAACTTCTTTTATTTGTTCAGCAATATCTTCAGAAGTTGAGTTCTCTACAACATCATCTTCTAGCTCAAATTTCTGAATAAAATCATCATACCAAATATCTGGGTTATAAAATATATCATCTACAATGTCTTGTGTAGTAATATTATCTTTACCATAATCTTCAATAATATCACTAGGATCTATGTAGTCTCTGAACCATTCTACTATAGCATCAACATTGTAGCTATTTTCACTAGCCATATTTATTTGTTTCTGATATACAAAATACATTATAAAAGAGATTTAAAGATTTTAACAATAGTACTTTTCTGAGCTGTAGGATATTCATCTAAAATACTATTTACAATTAACTTAGTACACTTCATATCTATAGTCATTACATCCTTATAATTATTTATCCAACATTTAATAGAAGTTTCAAGTTCTGCTTCTGACGGTTCTTTGGGCAAAAATTCCTTAATATAAGTAATTTCAGAAGCCTCTGTGTGCGCCAAATCATTTCTATTAGCCTTTTTATATGCTTCTATAGATTTCTCACGCTCTTTAATCATTCTTTGTAGAACTTCTATTTCAGTAATCTTTTTATCAGAATGATTATTGTTTAACAAAGCTGCTTTAATTAATTGAGCTGTATTTAACAAGGTAATATTGCCATTCTTTCTAAAGCTAACAATCTCGTTATCAATTCTCTTTTCTAATTCTGTTCTGTTATCGTCTTTCATCATTTATTTCAATATGTGGTGCAACCATCCATTCAATTTCTGATTCTCTATGTCCCATAGAGTCTAACCAATCTTCTATCTCTACACTTGTCATCTGTAATTTTGGTAAGTCGTAAATCCAGACTTCACCTACACAATAATTCATTACTACTACCTGTTCCATAAAGAATTTATACTTACTCGTAGTCGTAATCAACCATAGCTGTTAAATAGTTAATAGCAGCTAGCTCTCCATTATGTAAACTAATTAATCTATCTCCTATAGCTATATCCCATCCTTCTCCATTAGCCCACTCTGTAACTACTATATAATCATTAGTATTGTTGTAAGTAAACTTTTTTAATGAACAGGATACTGATTTAAGTTGTTTCTTTTCAATTTGAGTCATTAAATAGAAAAAAGGAGACCCAATTTCTTGAGCCTCCTTATATTTAAAAATTATCCTCTATGTAATCTATTAATTCTGAATATGAAGAATCATCAAGTGAATCAAATTCAACTCCAGACTGAGTATCTATCCAGTGGCATAAAGCAGCATCTCCTTCTGGAGTAGCTAACCATTCCATAATCTCATCAAGAGATTTATTAGAATGGGTGTTATGTAACCAATCAATTAGCTTAGATTCACTAATTTCTAATGTTACTATTGAATCAAGTTTCATGTTTATTTATTTAATAATTCACGAATCCTATCAGCAGGAACAGCTCCACTAAGTCTGCCAATCTCTCTATTATCTTTTAAATAGATAAGAGTAGGCATACTTCTAATTTGATATTTTAGGGTTTCTGCTTCATCTACTTCACAATCTACTGTAACTAATTCAACATCTGGAAATTCTTCCAAAACATTAGTTAAAGTAGGTTTTAGTGCTTTACATTGTGGGCACCATTCTGCCTCAAATTTTAATAATTTCTTCATTAAAAATCAATTTCTGTCATAGTTAGTAATTTATGTCGACAATACTGCCACTATCTTCAATTCTAAAATCATCCACTTCTATATGTCCTTCATCCCAAAGCCATTCTTCTTGTGCCTTTAAAGACAAAGACTTAAACTTCTCAAAGTCTTCATCATTTAATTTCATTTCCAAGTGACCCATTCTTAAATAACCTTGAATATAATCAAGATCTCCACAAATTGTATGCATATTATTAAAGGTTTGGTTTATAACTAAATACCTGTTCTCCATTTCGATACTTTCTCATAGCAAACTCCAACTGTCTTGGGTCACTCCAGTTGTCCACACACACTAAATACCCAATAATTCTAGTATAATACTTAATATGCTTGCTATGACATATAGGACACTCTGTAATTGGAGCATTAACTACATGACCACACTCTTTACACTTAGACATTGGAATATTGAAAGTGAAATAATTAGTTCCATCATCCTTAGCTATATCAAGTAAGTGGAGATATTGAGTTTTACTTAAATGAGCATCAAGATTTGCATGAAGAGCTTGTCCGCCGTCACAATATTTAGATACTTCCTTGCCATGAAGCTTAAATTTATCAAGAATAGATGTATCATCCCAAGGATTATAGAAGTAACTATTATAGAGATTTTGATTTTCTGGAACTACATAACCATCTTGCTTATCCCAGTTATACATTTTAACTGCTGTGTTTTCACCAGGAATCGCCTCACTGTTAAATAAGAAAGGTCTCTTAGTATCATGGATAGAATGTATCTTATTTTGTTCTTTAACTGTACTCAAGATAAGCTGTAAGAACTCTTTATACTCTTTATTGTTGGATACTTCTAAACCAAGGAACTTAGCAGCTTCACAATAACCAATTAATCCTATTGTAGAATATAGTTTTTTGATATAAATATATCCAGCATTACAATCAGAGAACATTTTAGCATCTTCCATATCATAAAGCATTGTTTTATAAGCAATATGATATTTATATACTCTTTCTAGTATTTCTTTTAAATATAATTTTAGGGAGTCATGTTGATTACCTACAGTAGGAACTCCTCCTATAGATTTACACCAATCTTGAATAATTCTATTGAGATTAAGAGTGATAACATTACAAGAACCTGTCATAACACCTGTCATACCAGTGGTGGAACTAAAAGTATTGTCTGACATTTCATTTAAAACTCGACAACACGATGCTAATGATGTGGGGTTATCACTAGTATAACAGAAGAAACTGCCTCCTTTAGCCCATTCCTCAGCACATAACTCTTTATATTCAGGGTCAAGATACTCCTTATTATTATGGACTAAAGCCATGGTTGTTACAGGGAAAGTAATAGGTTGTATCAATCGAATTTCACGCATAAGCTGCATAAACATTCTTTGAAGTTTATCTACTGCTGCCCATTCTGGTTTTGTTCCATCTGGATAATAAAATTCCCCAAACAGAGACTGAAAATATACCCTATCATAGAAAGAAACGTTCGAAAATGGCGAATTATAACTTCTGTTGCCAGCAGGCTGATTAACTCCGTAAATAAATTGCTTCATGCCTTTACGGATATAATGTCCCACTGTGTACTGATGTACAAAATGACTATTAGTAACTACTTCATCTACTTTTTCATACCATTGGGGTCCAAAGTCTTGAACAACATAATAGTTAAGAACAATAAAATAATCACCAAGAGCTACAGCACCTTTACATTGAGAACTAAATAAGAATACAGCATTAGTTACTTGACCACTAAATGACTGAATATCATTTGGGGCACTCGGAGTAACTCCATCAATATTACCTACGCCATCAAGCATCATTGGATAGAGTGTAACTGCTTTACAATATGGTTTAACTACAGGAGAACTAGCTTCATCATGTGTATAAATGATATGATTCTCTAAGTCTTTTATATACTGTTTACCTAAATTTTCGTCTGGATAAAGACTATTTAGTTCATCCTTCATTCTTTGTCTCTGAATGATTCTATTAGTTACTTTATATACTTCTCCTTCTAGATTAGCAGCATTTTTAGAGGCAACATTGGCATTAGCATCTGTTTCAGAGGAACTTGAAGCATTCTCATTAGAATCCTTATAATTAGTCATATATTTGATTCTATCTTGAGCAAATCTAGCTTTTTTATGTTCTTCTCTGTATAATACATAAGCTCTAAATACATCAAAATATTCATAATCATCTAGAGTTTCCTCTATCTCGTCTTGAATTTCTTCTATAGTCATCTCATTCCAGAAATTCATTTCTGAAACCATGTCTCTAATTACGCTTTCTACATTTTTATACCCACACGCTTCAAATGCCTTAGTTAAAGCGTTAAATATTTTGTCTGCATTAAATTCTTCTTTTGTCCCGTCTCTCTTTATAATGACCATACATTCTTTTTATTCATCAATCCTTTTTAATCTAAAGATAATTTATCTAGTTATGATTATCTAAAGTTACTACGAAATTAATTAATTTAAAATTATCTGCAATATTATCCTTTATAAGTGTACTAACTAAAGTCGTTAATGTCGTAGCTGCATAACCATTTCCATTAATATCTAAAGCAATATAATCTATATCAATACCGTTTATAAATTCCCAAGGATCATTATTACCTTCTATATGATGTATGTAACCAACAGCATCGTTTCCTTTGTAAGCTATAATTATACCTGTTGTATTTTCATTTATAGCTCCTAGGTCAATAGCATCTGATGATTCACTTGGTAATATAATATCTTTCATTTCAGAGACTCTAAAAATTCATCAACATCAGGATATTCTTCATTATAAAGAACATCCTCAATCTTAAACTCTTTGATAGTAAAATCTGGTCTTCCATTATTATGCCAATACTCCTCTACATGCTTAGCATAGCTATTAGGACTTCCAACACCTAGAGCTATTGTCATATCAAACTGATTAACTTCTCTGCAATGACCCATATAGAAGTCTCTACACTTCTTAATATTAGTTATACACAAATCAACAATACTTTTACCTACAAGCCCATTGCCTATTAGAGTTTCTAGTGGTGGGACTTTCTTATAATCTCTATATCCTGGTCTATCTTTAGTTGCAGGTTTATAATCATCTTCCAATCCTCCTTTAACTAGATAATCAATAAGAGTGTCAAAAGTATCATTCCAATTATCTACAATACCATAAGCAACCTTAAAAGAGTCTCTTAAATACTTAAAATTCTCTTCGGACAAATAATGTCTTTTATACAGAGGATTTTTTTCAGAATCCTTAAAACCACTTGCAATAAGTTTATCTAAATCTATTGATGGTTGCGCCCATCTATACATATCCACTAAGCATCTATGAATAGCCTCACTAAGAATGTCTTCTCTTGTTAACATGATAACTTATTTAATAATTCAGTATTGTATCTAATTAGTTATTGCCTTTGACTGTTCCCATTAACATATCATCTTCTGTAATTATGGAATAATTAATACTCCATTTAGTATGCCCAAAGTTAGCTACAATATAGTTACTGCTTCCATACATACTACCAACAGAGATATAATCAAACTGTTTACCAGTAGTATAAGCATAATTATGTAAGTCTCCTTTGACCACATAAATATGGTCATTATGTAGATTCTGTTCTGCTAAATAATTAGCAAAATATAATTCAGTTTGAGGATTAAGGGTGAGTGGAAATTGGCGAGACTGATTGTTATTGTCTTTGCCATGCATGTAAACATATGAGTGTTTACCAATAGTGAAATAGTCAATGGGATAATTACTTATATAGCTTTTAATTCCTTCATTAGCTAGATAAGCAGCGAGTAACTTATTATTTAACCATCCCCAATTACCGTCCTTTTTTGTTTAAATAGGGTCGTTACTCCTATTCCAATTTTATCGCTGTAGCTTCATTTAACTACAGAACTGACTATATCTTCATCTTCGCCCACTTTCGTGTCGTTAAGAGCCTGGCATTTCGAATCACTTGATTCTACTCCCATTTCAAGGATAGTCGATGAACGTTCTTCTGCATTAGAAGCTTCGCTGCTGATTACCGTCTCAGGCGTTCCAGCATTTAACCAAGTTTCAGATAATAATTTCTTACTATCAGCACAAATTATATTAACAAATTTTTGATGTTTTCTATTACCATAAATAGTGGCATCCTTGTATAAATAATTATAGAACTTTTCAATTTGTTTCTTTCCAGAGTATTCCATAGTACAAACTTTATCACTTGTGTTGTTATTTGGATTTTTTGCTTTACTAAAATTTAACTTAGTTTTTCTAAATTCTAGGTCTTCTATAATTTTATCCTGTAGAGCATTTATAAATGAATAACATCCTGTAAATGTAAATTTCATATTATGAACAAATCTTTTAACTAATTCACCTTTTTTATTTTTACATTCTGTTATTTTAGGTTTACCTTCCCAAATACATCCATCACCATCAAAATATCCTCGAATGAAATGTCTAAGCAAATCTTTTGGTATAAGCTCTTTTGCTGGAAATTTTAAAGTTAAAGATTTATTAGGCATACAACCTAAATGTATCAAATCTTCTGAAAGTTTATAATTGTAAATCGCCAATCTATACTTAGTTTTACCATTTGCTTGAATAGTACTGGATAAAGTATGATTAGATTTCATACAATTTTTAATTTTTTCTATAATATCTACATCTTGTTCTAATTGAGTTATTGAAATACACCTCTCAGAACCATTTTTATTCATTAGTTGATTACATCCATCTGCATACCAAAATCCAAGAACATAAGCCTTTTCTTCTGTATCTATTTTCTCAAAAAATGATTCATCTACCTAATATTTTCTTTCAAATTGACCCTTGTTATTCCTTTCCATTTTCTTCTATTTAAAATTAAAAATCACATGGTCAAATATATTGGTTGCATTTCAAAATCAATGTTAAAATTTGTTAAAATTTATGGTTACTCTCACCTATACATAAATAGTTAAATTCTTTACTACTAACGTTATGTTTTAATGCCTTGAAGAACTCCATCATACACTCTGTATAAGTCTCACTAATTTCTTTATCATCCATAATCTCTGGAAGCTGATGTCCTCCTCTAGTAGTCTCTTTATTATAACCATCTACTGAATCACCTAGATTAACTACATATACAGCACCATAAGATTGTCCTGCAAATGTCTGTACAATCTTAGTTAGTCTAACTTTAATTTCTTCTTTATCATAATTAGGAAGAGGTACAAAACTACTATACTTAGCATTATAAGCTCCAATATGTAAATCAGATAACCAAATAATTAATACTGGATAGTCTGGTTTAGAACTATTAAGGTTTACAGGAAGCTCTTTATAATCTTTATTAGTAGCTTTAATTAATTCTACTAGTTTTTCCTCACTAATAGAATTAGTCATTTGCTGCTTAGTTAATTTAATAACTAATTGTTTAAGGTCTCTTACCTCATTCTTTTCAACTGCCTTTAAGAAATCATTCTCCTTCTCTCTGAGTTGCATTTCTTGAAGCTCTTCCTGAGAGTGTTCCTCGATTATATGTGGGGCAAAAGGACTTGATGCTTTAGTTATATTAAAAGCTCTTAAGATTCTCTTAAAGTCAACAAGAGAATAATCTGGAAAATGACGACTAACTTGACGTTGGGTGAGACTAGAGCCATAATAAGAATATAGTCTATAAATAAGATTCATTTCATCTCTAGTTAAAGCTCCTATTACAGGAGTTTTATCACGACGAAATACCTTAAATCTATAACTAACTATCTTACCATCTTCATCACGAATTTGTTCAGTCTCAGCTCTCTCATCATTATCTATGTGTTCAATGGTATTGTTACCTTGTTTAACCGAATCGTATAATGCTAAAATATCTTCATCAGTGCCATTGTTACGAGCATATTTAAGTGTATTAGTTAAAGTGCCATAATTATAATTCTTTACCTTACATGCTGCCATAACACTTAAATTGTTATTCTTAGCATAATTTAATAACTTCTCGATACGATTTCTGGTTTCCTTTTTCATTGTTAAATGTTTAAATAAGCTGTTAAGCTGTTAAAAATATAATCTACTTATAAACATCTAATTATTACTGAATCTATATTATATTCGATTATTTAGTTAATTCCAAATAATTAATCAATTAAGACCTAGAATCTCCTTAACCAAATAAATCTTTTCGAATTTATTGACTATATCTCTGCCCTTATCATGAGTTATTATATCTGTGAATGCTTGGTAGGCATCAAACATACAAACATCCTCATTATCAGGAGTGAAATAGTCTGATTTCTCATCAATTACTAATTTTTTATATGCATCAATAGCTGTAGATTCTGCTAGTTTTACTGTACCAAAGCCTGAATTAAATTTACTACTAATACAATTATCAACCCAATGCCCCAAGTTATCATAGAGTTCATTTCTCTTAATATATGTATTAGAGAGATTTTCTAACATAGCTCTAGTATTATCAGTAAGCTCCATAGCCTGATTTACAAAGGTATATTCCATTGCAGTCTCAGGTTCTAGCTCTCTAACTTGCAATAATTCTGGCGAGAACACACACATATTGAGACATGCACTACGTACAGTATTTTTAAATATCTTATAGATAGGTTTACGAGTATCTAAAGCATACAAGAGACTTACAGATTGAGTATGACCTTCATATGCATATTCTCCAGGTAATTGTGCTTCAACCCACACTCTATTATATACAATATTTTCAAAATTTACTTCACCATTATTAGTTAAACTAATCTGGTCAGCAGGTTTTACTTGAATTTCAAACTTATCTGTATATTTAGACATTCTATCTATGAAAGGTGTTACATACTGCTCAGTTGTAAAATACTCTTTCTCCTTAATTCTTGTGGCACGTCCCTGATAAAGTTGCTCTAAAGTTACTTGCATTACTTATAATTTACTTATTTAATAAAGTAATCTAGCTATTAATGTATCTATAAAGAAAAAAGGTGACTATCCTCACGGACAATCACCTTACTCAATTCTAACATCAGTGTTAGCTTATCTAATATCTTATTAGGCGTTCTCAATACCAAAAGCAATGTAAGAACCTGGCTTAGTGTTCTTAGAAGGAGTATACTTAGCAGTTGCTACTACTGCATTACCCTCAACAACATCCTTTGTCTTTACCAACTTAGCATCACCCTTGAACTCACCACTCTTATAAAGTTCCTTGATTGCATTCTTAGCATCAGCCTTGTTAGTATCTACCTGACAAACTGTCTTGCCCTCAGCATCAATCCACTTATACATTGACTTAAACTTACGCTTACCCTCACTCTTTACATCTTCAATCTTATATGGACGCTCACGAGTATCACCAACAGCAGCTTCCAATACAATGATGTAACCAGCACCAGGACAACTCTTACCCTTCTTCTCCAAATAATCCAACTTAAATGCTTTGTCATCACGCTCAGTCCAAACACCTTGATGCTTAGCCTTAGCATTCTTATAAGCCTGAGTTGCATCACCGTTGATATGGAAATATTGTTCCTCAATGCTTGAAATTGCTACATCCTTTGACTCTGCTGATACTGCTACACTCTTAAAATTCAAAACCTTTGTACTCATAATTATTAAATTCCTATTAAACATTAATCATTTTCATTCTATCTAATGAAATACTTATCTAAAATCAGTCTTCTTGACTGATGTAAACAACAATAATCCATTTTAGATTTTATCCAAGGATTATTGTGTTAATTAATGTTAATCTAAATAATTGTACTGAATTTTGACAAAATACTATCAAAATGGCACATAAGAATCTAATAACTTTTGAAGCTGTTTTGGCATATCCTTGAGAGGTACTCCGTAGTCTGGGAACTCTTTAACCCCATACATAAAGTCCTCACAAATAACCCCAAGTGATTTCAGAAAGGTATTTTTCTCAACTTCTCCAAAATCTTTACCTACTTTTAATAAAACATCATAACAAGTAATATCTTTATTCTTTTTTCGCAGTTCATTAGTTATATAACAAGTTAAAGCTATTACAGCTAACTTATCACCTAAATTGCTGTTTAAATAATATACGCTAAAGAATTTCTTATATATTGCTAATGCTTTATCAAAACTTATATCTCTAAGTTCCATTATAAGGAATATCCATTATAAGCTATTTGATATGCTGCATAACGTAGAAGTGTACCTAACTCCCATAGACCTTGTTTAACTTCAATATTAGTTACAGGTCTTACTTTAGTATAATATTGTGGGATAGTTGATACTACTAAATAATTAGCTTTTACTGTAGGTTTAACTATATTATACTCTTTTTGTACATACAAATTCAAGAGATATAAATATTCTGCTAATTCTCGGCTGTAATGGTACTTAACAATGTTATTATCTATTTCTGAAACAACTTTTCCTATAGTTTTTACATCATTTACAGTAACTATGTCTTGTTCCAAATCAATAGTAAAATTATCAAGCTTAGCTTTTAGTTGTAGAATTAGAGTCTTTCCATTAGCACAAATAGCTTTTACATCTAATAGAATAGCATTCTCATTTAAAGATAGTGAAGGGTCCATTAACCCAGAAGGATGAAGTAATTCTTGAACTTGCGGGTTATTAGTTAGAGCTTCCACACAATTAAATACAGTATCTCGACTCTTATTATCCAAGAATATTAATTCTTTATTACTTTTTAATTTAGCAGCTTTTCTAGCTTTCCAATATGGAATACATTGCTCATTTACCTTTTTAATAATATCTGGAGTGAGCTTATTTTTATAATAATTAATCTTATTAGAGGCTTCTGTAATATCAGATGTTCTAACAGGATGCTCTAACCATACAGGATATAATTCATCTGCCATTGCTCCTAGTTTAGCAGTAGGTTTATTTAAAGCAGGAGCTAACTCGAATGATTCTGGCTGTAATACAAGTTCGTGGACAGCACTGCCTAATTGAAATGAACTATTAAAACCCTCATCTTGAAATCCTTCAAAGAAAGCTTCCACAGAACCTCCTTGTCTCGGATTAAGAAGTCCTAATCTAGAATTACTTATATATTTCCCATATTTAGGAGAAAAATATTCAGAATCACTAATTTTCTCTAATCGAAGAGTATCTAAAAGCGGTTTAAGTATAATTAAATCTCTTAATGTTGCCATCCCATGATGTCTAACTCATTTAAATATGCATCTAGGATTTCTTCATAATCTAAGTGATAAATGCGAAATTCACATTCCACATTTTGATTGTGTGGTCTGTCAATAAGAAGGGCAGGTAATCCGCTCCTAATGGCTTTAGTTACATTATTATAACTATCGTCAATAAGAACATCACACCTGCCCTTAATTATATCAGCCTTATTACCATTCTGATGATAAGTTTGATAAATTGGTTTTATTGGTAAACCATTTTTAATTAAGCTATTTCTTGTATAGCTTTTTGGATTTATGCGTTTAGTTGAATATATATGAATGTCGAAGTTAGGAGCTTCTAATAACTCTAGATTCTCCCAAAACTCCTTATCATATTGCAACTTACGTACATTTCTAGTAATTAACGCATGATTAGAAAAGTCACTATTTGGAAATTTCTTCATATAAGCACCCCACCAATCTAATAGAGTATCATCAATATCCAATGCACAGCGTAAATTACTCGTATTCCTCAATTTCATGTATGTCTCCTAAATAAATGTGATAAACTCTTTCTAATTCACATAGAAATTCATCATATTCTGTAAAACCTGCCAATTCATCATCATCAAATTTATTAGAATAATATTCAATAATTTTATCTTGACAATTCTCATAACTATTGGCAGACATTTTCAAAATATCACACTTATTATCATCATACCATGGAATTAAATAGGTATTCATTTTAACTAACTTTACTAATTAGTTCATAAAAGTAATCTATAGGTATAACAGCAACAGTACCAGGGCTTTGTTCCCCGTCTTTACCTGCTTTCTTCCAACACATTACAAATGGTTTATCTTTTAATGAAGATTGGTCTCTTATTATAAAATAATTAGGCATGTTCTGAGTGTACTTAGCTTGTATATAACAAGGAACATCCTCATCGCAAATATCCACCTTATTAGCGTCAAGAGTCTTATCTTTGTTGCGACTAGTCATACAATTTGGATAACCAATCTCTCTTAGCTTATGTACAATCTCCAATTCAAAATTTGATCCTTTCTTTTTACTCTTACGAGCCGTAAGTGAACGCCTCACGGCAGGGTCTGCCCATTGAAATGTCATTCCATCTTTAGATTTAGCACCAGAGCCTGGTTTGTTAGCTCTAGATTTAATTGAATTAACTGTTAATTTAGTTACTTCGGAAGCTTCTTCTATAGTTTGGAATGTCTGAGTTTTGCCGTTCTTATAAGTTACTGTCACTTGTGTATTTAGCTATGTCTTTCCCATTCTCTTATATATTTAATTGATTCTTTAATAAATTCAATAGTCTGCTTTTTAATTATATAAGTAATTATTATATACATAATTATGAAAATACTGTGTAATACTTTCTGGATATTGATATTTGACTGCTAAAGAATTTAAATATTCTAACTTTTTTTCTTTATACACCTTAGAGGCTTCATCTTCTGAATGGTAGGAACCATAATAAGTATTTTTCCCATTTACACTCATATTTACTAAATATGACTCTCCTACTAATTTAACACCTCTGCAAGTTGTTTTACTAGAAGTTCTATTTACCACTAAGGCTTTATTAAGTTCTTTAGGGATAAAGAGACAATTCTCTGGACAATATACTTTATTTTCTGGATTTTTTAAATCTTTATCTAATTGCCATCCCTCCTGATAATTAGATTCTTCTATCATTCATTTAGCAAATGTTTGAAAATTGTGCCATTCTTTACAAACACTACATTCTCTATAGCTAGGTTCTTTTTGTAAAGATTTTTCATCATAACATTTAGTTATCATACTACTCCATATTTGATATTCTTTTGTCATTTTCTTATTAATATGAGCTTTATATTCTCCTTGTCCAAAATATCCAATCCCAGCTATAGAAGGAGCATAATAATCTCTAACAGAATCCCTTCTTAAATCAGTAGTGTTAGTACGAGTAATCCCTCCAGTATTTTCAAATCTTACAAACACATTTTCACAATTTTGATAATCTATTATCTCACAAATTCCATACTTTGTGCTAAATTTGTCTCCAATTTTTACAGTAGCTTTACTTACTTTGTTCTTAAAATATTTAATGTTAATTATTTTTTTGATCTAATCAACTATAAATATGTTTCAGGTACTTGCAAAATATTATTTTGGAGTGTGAGCTAATTCGGCTTTAAATAAAGATAATTTTTGTTTTATCATATTTAAAGTTTCTTCTCTGCCATATTTCTTGTAATAATCACTTATATCTTTACATCTTTTAGTTCTTGGTAAAAGAGTGACTTTGATGAACGGGTATTCTTTCTTAATTTTCTTTGAAAATCTAATGCCCGTTTCATCTAAATCAAAAAGAAGTACTATTTTCTCAAATCGTTGTTTTAAATCTTCTAAGATAGTATCTGAGATAAATTGTGTTTCACTTTGAGGAGCGCAAGCTGGTATCCCCATACTATATAAACAAGCACAGTCTTTCAAACTTTTAGTTATAACTAACAATTTACCAGATTTAGGTAATTGTCTATAACCCTGAATAGTTTTAGTAGATATATTACCAATAAACCTATAGTCAGTTCTTTTTGGATAGTATATTTTCCATTGCTCTATATGTTCTTTCTTTCCAAAGTAGTATCCGTAACTAGGACACTTTGGAGTAGATTGACTAAATATAGAACCGTTTAAAAAGACTGTTTTGCAACTAAATACCCTATACTTATTTAATATAGACTTAGTTATACCATATTGTGCCCACCATTGTAATTCTACTTCTGAAAACTCTTGTGCTTCTATTTGAATAAAAGTCTGTTTATCTCCATCAAACTTCTTTTGTTTAATTATAGGCTTAGATTCTATATGCTTACCTTTAATAAGTCCAAAGTCTTCAGCTATAATTCTAAGAGCTTCATGATAGCCACAATTAAACTTCTTCATAACTACATTCTCAAAAGCAAAACATTCTCCAGTGGCAAAATCCTTGAAGTAAAGTCTACCTGATTTACCTCTAAAGAAACTACAAGTTGGATGTGAATCATGTCGAAGTTTTGAAACAACCAATTTATTACTTATCTCTGGTAATTCTAGATAATAACAAAATATTGTTTCTTCATTTACATTATCTAGTATAAAATCCCTTGTGATTTTTGGAGAAAATGTAAAATTCATCACAATGTTTTTATTATTTCTTCTATTTCATCTTTTGACTTTTGGTAACTTATTTCAACTAATTTAATATTATTATCTTTACAATATTGTCTTAAATCATTATCCCTTTCAACTTGTTTTTTAAACCTTTCTTCTCCTCCAAAATAATCAACTGGCTCGTAGTGCTATTTACCATTATATTCTATAATAGTATTTAAAGATTCAATATAAAAGTCTACCCTAATATGTTGCTAATGAAATTTAGCATCTTTGATAGTAACCTATATTTGATAATTTATTTTATATTTATCAAGATAAGTCTATACTAATCGTTCTCCCTTAGTCTAACTACATTTTGGACATCCAGAACCCTATAAATGATCTCCAGCAAACATTGTAAAATCACCATGTTTTGGACAAGTTATAATTAATTGTTGATGTCTTCCTGTATAAATAGTTTTATCATAATTATATGCATTTCCATGTAGTTTCTTTGCGTCTTTGATAAACTATTCAGTAGTATGGGTTCGAGTTTTTCGTCTACTATCTTCTGCACAAATAGGACATCCTATACTAGAACTCAAAATATTATCTGGAGTACTTTTAAATTGATTTCCACATTTAGTACAAGTAAATCCCATTAACTATTTATAAGTACTAAAATCATTACCATTTGGTATTACATGTAAAGAACTAGTTGCTAATCTATCCAGAAATAATTTATAATTATTTTGAATTTCTTGATTTTTCCTACATACAGGACATAATTCTTTTATATAGTTTCTAACTATATGCTAGGGTTCTATGTTAAATTCTGTATTACACTATTTACAAACTAAAGTAATAGGAGTTCTTGTATTAATATAAGTTATCTTTGAAGAGTCATATTTATTTGGATAATACTATTCTATAATATCTAATAAATCTTCTTTTGTTCTCCTTGTAGATTGTCTATAGCATTTAGGACATCCGTATGTTCCCTTTCTTAATATGTTGTAAGTTGTCTAAAATTCTAGACCACAATCTTTGCAAATAAGAATTACTTTATCAGCAGCTCGTGTATACTAAAATTTAGAATAATCAAATTTATTAGGATATTTTTCCTTTAATAACGCTATAGCACTTTCAGTTGTTGGTCTTTTTCTCATATTAAAAAAAAATAAAAGAAGAGGGAGTATTATCCCTCTTCAAGAATTATTTAATTAAAGCAAGCTATCGAGATCTAACTCATCTTTAGGAGCTTCATCAACTCCTGCAGTATCTTCAACAGCCTTATCTGGGTCGGTTGGTTTTGCCTTCAAATATTCATCACGTTTAGTTACCTCATAATCAGACCAGAAAAGCTTTGGACCAACATAGTTATCACAAATAAATGCTTCTCCATCCTTATTAATTGCCAAAATACGTGGAATCTGAGCAACTACCTTCCCATCACGATTTCTACCTGTCAATTTAATCTTAATGTCTTTATCTATAACTTGTGAAGTTACTTTAATGAAAGTCTTAGCGACGTCATCAAAGCTCTTAAACTTAACACTAAGTTTTTGCATCTGTTCAAAACCTTTAGGATTAAGAACTTGTGCAGTCTGTTTTACTATTGCCATAGTGGTTTCAAATGAGGAAGCCATCTGAACTTTTCCACCATTAGCACCATCAAATTCTGGTCGTACTTCATCTCCGTCTTTAGGGAAGAACAAGTCTACATTAAAGTATCCATCCTCGTTCTCATATTTAATAGAGAGAATCTTATAATGAGCTGAGGTATCTTTCTTACCATCAAACTCACGGATTTCAGCTCCCTTAAACTTCACATCATGGATTTCCCATGGTGCAAGTGGACGACGAGTGTTACGAACTGCAGAATCAGATGAAATAGCAAAATTAAATGACATATATTATATAATTTTCAAAATTTAAGTAATCATAATCTAAATAATTAATTGTTATCTAATAAATTTACTTAACTCTAAATTTTTAGAGGACAAAACTTACATTTGTTAAATCAGTAGATTCATCCTCTGATATATTATCTAAGTCAGTTACATCAAGTTCATCCTCAATATTAACTAACTCCTTTGGAATCTCCTTCTCTTCAGGCATTTTATCACCTACTAACCAATAAATACCCTCATCTTCAGTTGGTTCCAGTTTAAAGGTAGTACCATATCCAGCCAACTTCTTATTGTTAGCTCCTCCATATCTTACTGTGTTCTTACCACTCAACAGATTACCACCCTTAGATTTAAAAGCAGCATCAGTACCTATTTTTGGAAGTAACTGCTTACCTTTCTTATCATACTTGATGTCAATACGACAGTCTTCGCAGACTTGCAATAAATCAACAGCTCCTTGGGTAAGTGTTAATTTAGTAGAATCAAGTGTTACAATAGGTTCTGGGTTCTCATCTTTCTTGGAAGAGCTTTTCTTAGATGTGGTTTTCTTAGCCGTATCTACCTTAATCTCATCCTTACCAATAAAAGTGATTTCTCCTGTTTTCTCATCAACAGAATAATGCATTACAATGTCCAGCTTCATATATTCAATAATTAGTTAATTAGTTAGTTAAATAGTCTTAATCTTCGTTTTCAAAAGCATTGATAGTATCTATAACCAGTTTCATATCTGGCTCAATATACTTCTCATCAAAACAACCAGCTACGCTTCTACAAGTATCATTACCGTCAGTTCTTGTTTTAAAACGATAATGTACTTCACCATCAACATCGTCTACTACTCTCTCAGAGTAAATAATATATGAGAACATTCCGTCCAAGTTAATCTGGTTAGTTAACATCTTTCCAGTTGTCCAGAGACGATACTGTGGGTCTAAGTCAGTTCCAAAATTCTCAGTATGAGAAATAACTACAATAGTTAAATCGTCACGAAGAAGCTGACACTCTGCTAGCAAATCATAATAGTTCTTTGCCATCAATGTAAACTTTTCATATCCCTTTGTGGTTGCATTCTCAAAGGTCTCATTAGATAATAAATAATTAATATCGTCGAGAATTACAACCTTAATCTCAGGTCGAGAATCTGAAATCATATGTAATACGTTCTCAATTTTAGTATAATTATTCTGAATATACCAATTACCAATGAGTTTCTTATCCTTAATAGCTACTTTAGGATACTTCTTACGAAATCCAGGGATTTGAAGCTGCTTATTAGTACAACTTATAATAAAAGTAGACTCTGGGTCAAGGGTACGTAAACTAGTTGATTTTCCACTATTTGATTGTCCTGCTAAACAAATACAATTTGACATATTATAATATAAATGAAAGATTTGAGTTTGAATTATCTACTTCTTTTACTTCATCTATATTACTAAGTTCAACATTTAATTGCTGAACTCCCTCTTCTAATAAATAATTAGGACTAGTATACTTTTCCCAATCAAATATATTTTCTGGTTTAGGTAAATCTACAAAATGAGTAACATCACCGTAATAACCAGTTGGAATCATCATATCAGAAGTTCCAAATCTACTCTTTAATAAGAAAGTACCTATAAAACACTGTTCTAATATTTTAATATTGTACTTTTTGTAAGTAGCTAGCTTATATTTGTGTGGACTAAATAAACCTATAACTATATGGCTATCATCATAGATGCTTCCACTGTCTTTAAAGTCATTTTGAGCCGGATCTTGTATTCCTTGTTTCATTCGCTCTTGATTACTAGAATCTCTATTAAACTGAGCGATATGAATTGGGCTTACAATACCTGTTTTATTACGTATTTGAACAGAATCCCTAGAAATAGCATCAATTTCTTCTTTTTTAGTTCTGCCATTACTAGCTTTAATTAAAGAGAAATGGTCTACTAATACTCCTAAGATTTGATTTGGATTATTAGGTATATATCTATCACCCTCAAAGTGCCCAAATCTTTTAATAAATTCATCTACTTCTCTTAGATAAATAGCTTCTGTTAAACTGCCTTCATAAAAGTCTAATCTCTCATCAAGTACTTTTATAAAGTCAGTGCATTTACGTAATAACTCATAATGTTCATCAGATAGTATGCAGTCCTTACCTCTTGAAAATATATCTTTAAATCTTAAAGTTTCTCCATAATATATACATACTAACTAACTTAGCATATACTTGACTGCGAGTCATTTCAAGACTAAATAGCTTCCAATGAGGGTCTCTACTAGGTTCTTCTCCATTTAGATAAGCTTTTAATGGATTATATACGTAAGTCCAGAGAGCAAAGGAGCTTTTACCCACGCCACTAGCGGCTCCTATCAAATATGTAGTACCAGGTAAAAAGCCATCAGTATATAAGTCTAATTTAGGTGAACCTGTACTAAGTCCTATATTATGTCCTTCTCGTCCTTCATCTACTAATTTGAAGAACTCTTCTAACCCACTAATTTTTTCTGCCATAATTATTTAATTATACTACTTTAATAGCATCAAAATTAGTATTAGCTAAATCTCCATTACGTAGAGATTCTAGCTCATCCCATCTGTGGTCTATTACGAAGTTACAAAGACTTACACATAACAGATTATTTTCTCTAGCCCACTTGACTAATTCTATGATATGTTCGTGGACTTCGGGCTTCCATCTGATGGTCTTCCCGTAAAAGCGATAAAAATCTTCTAAGCTATCAAACTTCTTAGAAACACTTCTAATACCTACAGGATTTCCGTTAATGAAACCAAATTGAGGATATTCTTCAAATAGTTCTTTACCTAACTCGAAGGAACTCTTATAAAAATCTTTCACAAGATTCTTATTAATTGGAATACTAAATAAGTCTAATCTCTCTCCCTTTTTAGGGAGTTTATAAGACTTCAGTATTACTCCTACTTCTTGTAATCTAGTCAATTGTTCCAATAGGCTTCCCTTTGCCTTTGATTGAAAATAAAGCTGGACAAGTTCTACATCATCACCTTCTTGTGCGATGAGAATAATTTCTAACAGCAATAGTTGATTTGCATCAATCTTATATTTTTCACAAAATACAAGTTGCTGTCTTAATGCTAAATTCTTCACGTATAATTAACATATTTAAATAGGTTAACACTAGACTTGTAATACTAGTTATAGCTGTAGAATCTAGTTACGTGAATAATTAGTTATCTTTTTAGAAGATTACTCTTCTACTGTATGTTCTAACTGAACACCTTCCTGAAAATCAACGCTTGGATTCATAGTATCTGGAGCCTCTAATTCTTCTTCAGTTACAGGATTTAATTCAAAGTCAGGTTCAAATACTACTTCCTTAGTATATTCCAATTCCTTTATCTTCTTTTGAAGCCTTTCAATCTGCTTCTTCAAACGCTTATTTTCGCTAGTGAGAGCATTTTTCATCTGATTATACTCTCGCTTTGTATAGTACATTTCCATTTCTTTTTAAAACCTAAATGTGAAATTAGTTATCTTCTTTTTATACAACTCATAAGGCTCTCCTTTAAGAACGTGCATCAAATTCTCAACATCAATAATTTCAACTTTTGAATCCTTTTTAGCATTTTCCATCCATTTAGTTTCAACAGTATCATTAATTACTAGTGTAAAGAACTCAGCAGTCTTATTTTTCTGAAGGCGGACTACCCTTCCAAGAGATTGGCAAGCTTTGGTCTTACTGCTATCAACTCCTGTTTGTATTCCTACTGACAAATCAGGCACGTCAAGCCCTTCGATTGCCATTCGACAGCTATGAAGCTCACCACTTGGTAATCCAGAGAACTCTTCTAAAGTTATTCTATTCTTTTTCTTACCATCTTTACCAGTATATACATACCCACTCCCATAAGACTCTGCCATTTTGACATTAGCATTGAAAGTAACAATCTTCTTATTACTTCTATACTTAATAATCTCCTTAGCTATTCTTATTTTTTCTGGATGATTCTGTACAAACTTCTTTCTAGCTTGCATGGAACGCATAAAGCTCATAGCATTAAAAGAAACAGTCTTTAAGAAGTTTTTCTGTGCTTCATAATCATTAGGAATCATCTTTTTACAATATTCCCAACGATGCTTAAATCCATCCTTACCAGCCATACTCATAGCTAAATTAAAATCCCATTGAAAGAACTCGTAAGCTTTAGTAAATTCTTTATTATACTCTTTGTAAGTAGCTATATCATCTACATCAATAATAACTACGTAGTCTTTATATTTAGATACCCAACCATTTAATAAGGCATCTTCCATAGTTATGGTATCACATACAGGAGCATATTTAGCTAATATTTCATGTCTTCCATCAAGTCTTTCAAATGTAGCAGTAAGTCCAAGGATTAATTTATACTTAGTATTAACTAGGATATTACTTAGAACCTCACTATTTATTTTATGAGCTTCATCTATGATTAATAAATCACATGATTGTTGTCTTTTTGCAGCACCCATCATTACTTGCACATCAGTATTAAATCCTAAACCTTTGTAATCTAAGACTCCTTCCCATTGTTCTTTTAAATTTTGAGTAGGAACCACAACAAGTACTGACATAGTTGGATACTTAGTACGCAATTTACTAATTATGTTACAACTAGTAGTGGTTTTGCCAAATCCAGTCGCTGCTACAATAGTCCCGTGTCCTTTAGCTTTAATCCATGCCTTAAGAGCTTGAGCCTGCCTTTCGTCACGAGAGACAGGTTCAAATAAATCATGCTGCATTAAATATTACGAGTAACATCCCAGCCTTTATCTGCTGCTACTTTACAAATCTCTTCAGACTTAGTTTGCCATTGTTTAGCTTGTTCTTCACACTGGATTTGAAATCTGTAAAGAATCTTGTTAGAAAGTAACTTTAATTGCTCACTAGTTAAATTAGAGAATTTATCTCTTTGCATCATATAAATTGCCTTAAATTCTGCATAAGATAAACCAGTGTCGCAAATACGCAAATACTGATTTGGTCGCAAACTAATGCGCAATTCTTCTTTAACAACGTCAAGTCTATTCTTAGCCTTACCAGTCTCTGGGTCTTTACGATACAAATCTTTCTGCATTTCACGTGGAGTAAACCACAATCCCATCTTAATAATGAAATTCAGAGTGATATGCTGATTGTCCATAATGCCCAATAGGTCTAAACAAGCATCCATAACCAACTTTACAGGTACTTGCTGATAGTCAAGTGGAAGTCCGTCCATTAGATTACTAATTGGATACGTTTTAATGACTTCCTGGGTTAATATTTCTTTATTGTTACTAATTAGTTTTCGTAAATCTTCCAAACATCTTGTGTTAGAATACTGCTTCTCAGCTTTAAGCCATCTAATAAGAAGTTCTGCTCTACAACGTTGGATTTGGTCTTGAACAATTCCAAGTAAGGTAACTCTTCCTGGATTCTTCACATCCTCATTATAAAGCATCTGTTGGCAATGATTATACCACTTCTGTAACTGTTCAAAACTAGCATCAACAAGTCTTATCTCTTGCTGAACACCATTAACTTTTGGACCCTTCCATACATAAGAATTAATATCATTTGCCTTTTCACTCAAAGCTGCCTGAAGCTTATCTCCTAATACTGTCATATAATTAAATTCAAATACTGTTTCATTGTCATCTTAAGTATATTAATCTAATTAATTATAATTTCATCTAAATTCACCTTAGGTTTTTCCTCAATAAACTTTAAAAATATTACGTTAGTATATTTATAAGGTATTAAGTCTTTTCCATCAAACCATTTATCAACTCCTTCTTCAACATATCTGATATTTAGATAACCCACTTCATCTAAATTAACTGAACCATGTTCCCAGTTAGGAAAGCGTACACACATCACATATTTAAAATCTGGATTAGTAGTTTCCAAATCCTCAAATACATAATTAGTATAGCCCATACCATCAGATTGTTTAGCAACTAATCTAGCATGAATAGTTACTTGTTCCATTAATCAAAGACATCAGAATCTGACCAGTTCTTACATCCATATTTAGCAAAGTCTGAATATAGTTTATCCATATGTTCAATACATGGGTACTTTAAGCATTTCTTACAGCTTCTTTCTGGATGTTTATAGGCTAGTCCATCTTTATCTTTGTATTCTACTTGAGCAATAGGCATCCTAATATAATATTTAAAATAATACTAATCTTAGATACAGTTTTTATAGTTTTTCCTGAATTTTGTAGCTTAGCTATTTGAACACTATCTTTTCTAATTATTGAGTTATACTGTAATTCATTAGCTCTTCTTATAGAGTCAGTATGTATCCAAGATTTATTTATTTTCTCAAGTGTATCTATCTTTTTCTCTAATAATGGAACTTCTTCTGAATATTTCTTATGTTCTAGAAATATTAGATTAGTTGTTTTTAGTTGTTCTGGAGTTATTGTAATGGTTGATGTAGTCTGTGAAAAACTGCATATCGGCAGTAGTATCATTAGCCATAATAGCAGACTTCTCTTTCTCATAGGATTCTTTTATATCAATTATTCTAGTTGTTAGAGAATCCTTAGCGTGATTTAGTGTGTCTCTAACTAAAGAGTCTCTTATAATCTCCTTACTAGTAGGAACTTTAATATTATTTATATATCTAGTTACTACCAAATAATTAACCCCAATTAAGACTCCTACGAGTAAGATAGCCTTAATCAGCCAGCTTAGAACCGTTCTGAACTGCATTCAAATAAGGGAGTGCCTTCTGTGTAACACTAAGTACATCTACACCATTATTCAATGCATCTACAATTGCCATTTCCTCCTCAGACATTGAGTTGATTGCTTCTTTTGACTTCTGAATTTTAGCGTACTTCTGAGCAGCTTCTTCATAACCCGCAATTACTATTCCTGGATTCTTGGCGAAATTCTCAATAGTCTTTTTCAGAAGTTCAGAAGTAGTAGCTTTATTAAAGACACCGCCCTGAGCAATAAACAAACTAGGGTCTGATTCATAAGCTCTCTTCAGAGCTAATTTCTTACCCTGTTCAAGACTAAATGGGTCTTCTGGATTATAAACAGCAATACCAGTAGCAATAACACGAATAATCTTATATTTATCCTCAGCTTCTGGACTACCTTCCCATTTAGCTACAAGATTTTTAGTATCATCAACTGATTGACTTACAGCACAAGCTACAACTAAGCGCTCTATACCTGTAAAATCAATAAACGAACCTAACTCATAACTTACAATATCATTCTTCATAATTTTGTGTAATTATTATTAATCAACCATTTTTCTGGAGCAAATTCCAGTGTTAAAAATCTAACTAAATATTCTTTATCTTTCTTCTTTCTATTAATTAAGTCTTTCTTTTTGAGTTTCAACGGCTTCTTGACACTATAGTACTTTTCTTTCCACAGGGTTATTCCGCCTTCAAATACTTTATAGATAGAATCCTCATATATAAAAGTATCATTCACTTGAACTATGTCACCGTCTTTCTCGTAAAGAACTGCTGAAGTTGTCATATAGTAAATTAATTACATATTTAATAAACTTGTTCTTTACCGCATTATATACCCAATTCCAATGGAAGCTATTATAGTAATTTAATATTTCTTCTGGAGTTACATTATTATAAGAACGTGCTTCATATTCAATATCATCGCCTTCAAGAGAACAATCATCAGAATTTATTAAATAGTCTTCATCCTTAAACTTTACCTTAATGAAGACATGATATGCTGAATCTTTTATATCTTCAAATTTATCAGGTAAATCAGAATCCTCTTCTGGAACTACAACAACTTCATAATCAATCCCTTCTTTATACAGTATATCTGCTATGATGTATGCAATATAACAACATCCTCCATTATTTATACGATATATTTTATCAAGACAAGAACAAATAGAATTAAGATTTTCGAATACTGTATTGTACTCTGATTTCTTCAAGGATCTCTTCCTTGATTTGCTTAAAAACATTTAAGTAGTCTTTCAAAGTTATAATTTCATCTTTAAATTTGCTATTAATAGCGTATCTAATAATTCGACCAATAGCTGATTCTAGAGGCATTCCATACCCTTCTAGTTGAAATTCTTCTCTAGGATTTGTCTTACTCTTTACTGTTCTAAGTAAGTACAAATCATAACGAGGAGAGTTGTCGTTTATTGGTTCTATACGATAAAAATTACCTTGAATTGTCACTTAAATATTTCTATTCAATAGTTTAAAGAATTTAGATACAGGATTAGAACCTGCTAAACTACAACCATCATGACACCATACAGTTAGTAACACACCAAATACTATTATCTCAATGATATTAAATACTGGGATAAATAAAATAAAGAGTGCTATTAAAAATGCATAAAGAGGAATCTCTGCCTTAGGTTTGAGGTCTATGATGAGCATAAATTCAATAGCAGCTATCACTAAGCAAAATATAAATAAAGTCCCCATAGATATTAATTATCAAGTCCTACTAATGTTGAAGAATTACCAGTAACCTTAGGCATGTGCCCATCCCACTTACTAATCCACTGCTTTTTAACTAAGAGAGGAGTAAGAGATGCATTCACAATAGCATTAGCCTTTGCTTCTGCCTCAGCCATTACAATCTTCTTCTTAGCTTCTGCTTCAGCAACCTTTACTTCATTCTCTGCCTTCTGAGCCAACTGAATAGCTCTATTCTTAGCATCAACTGCATCTACAATAGTCTTAGGATATTTTAGACCGCTGGTGAACTGGTCAAGAACAAAGCCTTCTTTATTAATTAAAGTAGAGAGTCTCTTTTCAATTGCCTGTTCTACTGCCTCACGATTACTTACAATCTGGTCAGTAGTAAACTTATTAATTTCAATACGGCAAGCATCCTTTACATACTTATACACAGGACCATTAATTACATCAGAGAGTTCTTTACGATACTTTCTAAATACCTTTGGAGCAGCCCCGTCTTTAATCTTGATGTTAATGTTTGGGTCTACTTCAAACTTTGAACCATCCTTTGCATTAATAGTAAATGCTGGGTAATCAATAGTCTGCACATAAGTAGGATACTCGTATACTTCCTGAGTAAATGGATTATAGAACACACGTCCTGTCACCATTGATACATCATCTACACCTCTATCTGAACCATAGAGATTGACTAATATACCTTCACAACCTGCATCAACTCTTTCACAGCTTGTAAAACTCATTGCAATAATCAAGGCGCTTGCAAATAAAAAGACTTTTCTCATTTAACTAAATTCTTTAATTTTTTAATATTATCATAAATAGTTGTTCCTACAAGTAATGCCAGTACTACAAGTATTAACATTCCGAAAATACAACATACCGTGTCTGTACAACTAATTAAATATGTACATAGACTAGCTAAATACATTACTGCAATAGCTCCTATAACATATTTAATTATTATCCACTGTATTTTATACTTTCTTAGAAATTTTGGTGTCTCCATAAAATATAATGTTTCCTTTCACCAAGCCAGTTATACCAAATTATTATCTCATCTTCTTGTATATCCACGAATGGTTTTAGCATAAGTAGACATATAATTAGTATTATTAGCGAGATAAGTAACATTTATCTAGTCTTTACTGAACCTGGCTTAGTTGTTGCTTTTTGAACACTTGCTGGTAGTTTTTGCCACCAATTCTGCTTCATCTGTAACCACTCTCTCTTATGCTTAGCTTTCATTTTCGTATTTATTTAAACTTGTTATTGTGCTATGATACAAAATGAGATGCATCAACAGCTAATCTATCTGCTAAATTATTAAAATTATCTAAATCATGTCCTTTAGTCCATTCAAATTTAATGCTTGGACATAAGGCTTGTGTTTTCTGATAAACCTTATCGAATAATTTCCAATAATTCTGATTCTTTTTTCTCGACCAACCTTTAGTTATACATCCTAAAGCATATTGTGAATCAGATATAATAGTTAGAGATTTTATAGGAGAGCTAATAGCATGTAAAGCATAAATAATTGCCATTATCTCCATTTGATTATTAGTTACATCCTTAAAGTGCTTATTGTAGGTATATATTACTTTATTATCAGATGTGAACACTACTCCTATACCTCCATCATTGGTAGATACTCGACAAGCTCCATCAGTGTAAACAATAAAATTAGTTAATCTAGACTCCAAGTCTCCATTACAAAGTCTAATTCTAGAACACCATCTCTATAAATAGCTTTAAACGGTCCTGTAGTTATAGTAGTAAAAGATCCGTTAGATACTTTAATAACCTCATCAAGTAATCTTTTAGCTAGTTGCCTTAACTCACCTTCGTTATAGATTTTCTTAATATCTCCATCCCACATTTCCCAAGGTTCATAGCCTAGAATGTTTTCATAATTATCATCCCATATTGGTCTACATGGAGATGCCATAATCATTGCTGTGGTCTTGAAATCAAAATTTTCTAGAATATCAGCACGTTGTTTTTCTAAAAATAGAATATCACTCTTAGTTTCTAAATTAACTTTTTTCGGTTTAAACATATACAAAAATAGCTACCCTATTAGAGTAGCTTAATTAATTAGTCAGGGCAAACCATAGAGAAATCTATAGTAGAGTCTATGTTTGCTGTATCTAATTTATTTACAGAATCATTATTAAGTGTGTCTGTAACAATGGTAGTATCGACTCTTGTACTATCTAAAGAGTCTACTGACCTAGAACAACCACTGCCACCGCATGAAGCAAGTAAAGCAATGATTGCAAAAGCAAAAAGTTTCTTCATATTAATAATATTTAGTTAATAAATAAAAGGAGGCACACATTAGTTATATAACTAATAGTAACCTCCTAGAAATTCTGTTATTGGTCAACAGGAACCTCCCGATTTCTCATCTTGAAAAGTATAGGAATTAAAAGTCACCATATTCTTTAATATGGAAGCACTTACTATTTAAAGTTATGTAAGACAAACTATCAGATTGTGAATCTGTAACTAAAAGATTATATGGAGGACTAATATACATAGGCGAAGACCAAGATTAGGACAAAGACCTACCTGCGCTGACAAAGACAAAGACGAAGACTCAAAAAAGTTCAGTAATTCTTAAATAAAGAGATACTTATTGAGTTCACGCAGGCAGCTAATAAAATTTATATAAATTTCCTAATAATCCTGGAAATGCGACCAAAACGCATTGAGTATTAATTAATTACTAGCCCTCCTATAATCTATAAAGATACTAGTTATATAACTAGTTACTCAGAAATAAGAGACTTAACTTCCTTGTATGTGTCCATCAAAGATGCTGGAACATTAATTTTAAGTTTACTTACTTTCTCTTTCTCTGAGATTTTATACTCAGCAAATTTAGTATTCTGCTGTTTAACAGCACTATAATATTCGCTAAGTTTTTGCTCATATTCTAAATGAGCCTTACGATAATTTTGTTTATTTTTAAGATTCTTAGCATTAGCTTCTTCTTTAGCTTCTGCTTTCATCTTATTTAATTGTGCATTGAGACTTCTATGTTCTGCTAATAAGTTCATAAACATACTCTCAACGTCTTCAACAGCCACAGATGGATGGTATCTAAATACAACAGTTTCTCTACCATTACCACTAATTATAGATGGATTTGAAACCTTACTAATTAAGTCTTTACGAGCAAGTGCTATAGAACCTCTATCGTGGATATAACTACCAATAGCTGCTGCTTTTGAGTTTAAACTGTAATACTTATTAAGTTTGTCTTTATCCCAACTCTTAATTATATCTTCCTCTTGAACATCATATTCTTCAAGAGGTTCTTCTGGTTCTTGATATTCTACATACTCAGGATATTCTGATACTACCATTATGTCAATTTGACGAAGTTCCTCTTCTTTAACTTTAATAGCCTCTTTTAACCAGGCATTTAAAGAATTATATCTTCCAATCTTATCTAGTGAATTACTAATCCAGCTAATATCTGAGTTTCCTTCCTTAGCCTTGATAAAAGCAGTTGGACTTACAATACTAGCTACTTCTGTGTTATAAAAATTTACACTAAGTAGTTTCTCGTGTTCACTAGTTACGGCTTCTTTAGCTACATTACAGATGTTTTGTGCTTCTGTAGATGTTAAAAATCCGTCTTTAAAAAATGTTTCATTCATGTTGTAATACTATTTCTATTTGTGAATTTAGTTAGTTAATTATTGTTAATCAATAAACTCAATAGAATCTACCATTGTATTATAAGTAATTTTACCATCATGCTCTATAATATAATAGTAGTCTTCCCAAGTTTCTTCCACACCTTTAAATATACCCACTATATCATGAGACTTACATTTTTGACCTATGTGTGTCATTAACTCTTGTATTCTCTTATCACACCCTTTAGCAGATTCTATACTATTAAATATTCTTCTAGTCTTCCAAATGTAACTATGTCGGGCTAACTCTAGAGCATTAATTATAGCATCTTTAGTTTCTACATCAGATGCATCCCAGTCTATAATATTTCCCTCTGTGTCTAATTGAAATATCATCCGAAATTCCCTCCTAATGGTTCTGTTGGTAAATCTAATGAATCTATTAATACTTCTTTTAATTTAAACTCTCCATTCTCATTTACTTCTGTATTTAAAGCTATGAAATTAAATAAATACATAATAGGAATAAAGAATCTCTTAGTAGATATACAATTCTCTTTATCTGGATGTTTGAAGTATGGCTCTACGCATTTAATTACCTTACCATTTTCATATAATCTAAAAACTATAGTTCCCTCCCATTCAGTTTTAGGAGAAACACCTGTGATATATAAATCACAATTATTCATATGTACTTGTTGAATAATCATTCTAATTATATTTTCTGAATTTCATTAGAACTCTCTAAATTTTTTATATATCCTAGTACTTTATCTATTACTGGTACTGAAAAAGGCAGTTTGTTATCAAATACTATTATTTTATATAAGTTTACTGCTTCAATATAACTTACTCTATTTTCTTTTAAATATTTAATAAATTCTGTATTAATTCCACAAGATTGTTTGAAATACTGTGATATAGCTTGTTTAAGTCTTTTCACCTCTAGATTAGACCAAAACTCAGATTTCTTAAATAGAATTTTATTTATATCTTTTGAACTAGTTTTATAAGGTCTAAATAAAGATTCTGGAAGTGTTAAATTATTCTTTTCTTTAACAGAAGCAACTGGTTTAATATTTCCAGCTGTGAGTAATTTTTGTACAATAGCTTGATGCTGTATAAATTCTATAGTCTGTAAAGCACTAGCTATCATAATCTTTGCACTTCCTTTTAATATTACAGCATAAACCTTAGGGTCATAAATAGAAGATCTTATAATTTGTAAATCTCCTGAGCTGCTAGACGCTAAATGGTCTGAATATCTTATTTCTAAAATATCATATTTAAAATACAAAGAGTTACTAATTTGTCCATTGTCTTTTAATTCACAATTAGACCAAAGCCATTTTTCTAATTTATTCATTTTATTATATACAAAAATAGCTCACCTAAATTAATAGATGAGCTAACATTTTAAATAATCACAATTATGAACATACACTTATAAAAGTGGACCACTATGGGACTCGAACCCATGACTTTCTGCGTGCAAAGCAGACGTTCTAGCCAAACTGAACTAAGAGCCCAAAAACTACAGAGAGGTTGATTGTATAAAGGCTTAAATTCTCTCAACTTATACAATACTCTCCCTTATTATGTTGTCCAAGAGAGATTCGAACTCCCGAAGCTACATAGCGGCAAATTTACAGTTTGCTGTGTTTGACCACTTCACATATTGGACAATTTAGTTGCAGAGGTGGGATTCGAACCACTTAGTTACGATTTCTTGGTTATGAGCCAAGCGAGATGACCAACTTCTCTACTCTGCGATATATAATATTAAGTTTATTCGGGCGGAGGTTTTGCTTTTAGTATCATCCTAACGTTGCTTCTTTCGTATCAAAACAACCTTCTTTATTTCACAAGGTAACGTTATCTCCTTACTACATAATCCGTGAGTTGCAATGATATTGATACATACCTCCCATATTAATAGCTTGTGCCCAGACTTGAACTGATGATTACAAATCAGCTATTTTACCAATTAAAATTACAGAAGCATTGCGCCCACAGAAGGACTTGAACCTCCGACCTCAAAATTAACAGTTTCGTGCTCTAACCAACTGAGCTATGTGGGCATATATTAAATTAAAAGAATAATTAAGCACTCCTTACAAACATCAGTAAGTACCCATTTGGCACTTACTCTGAGAAATCTAATTAATTAAATAATTGGAGGCATATACAATCTACAATACTGATTTGCATACCATTCCCAAGCTTTCTTTAATCCTTTAAGATAAGATTTCACAATTCTTTTCATACTTTTAAAAATTTAATTGTTAATTAAATAATCTAATTGTATAGAGAAGGAGTGAGTAGGATAAGGGAATCGAACCCTCGCATTGTGCTTGATATATTTAACGCTTTCTTTTATCAATTCTCGTACAGTTAGTATTCCTACTACCATAGTTTTCAGTTAAAGCATGACAATTAGGGCATAATAACTAAAGGTTTTCCTCTTTATTATTTAAACAATTACCATCAATATGATGAATTTGTAATGGAACCAAACCTGTAAAATAATTTACCTAATTCCATCCACATTCTTGACATGAATTGTTATATTTTTCAAACAAATACCTTCTTATATGTTGAGAAATATCATCAGAACCTACACAACCAGATTCTAATCCTTCTTCCCACCTTTTAATATATTCATTATGCTTAAACTAAGTCTAACATTTATTATTACAATACTTATTTCCTTTAGGAATTTCTTTACCACAATTTAAACAGTATGAAAAAGTAGGTAATGTACCTTCATTTCGTTTTATTCCAACGTTATTATAACTAGCTGAACAAGAATGATTACAGAAGTCATTATCACGTTTTTCATATGGAATAACTTTTCCACAATATTTGCACGTTTTTGGATTTTTATTATAAGTTTCTATAGATTGTCTAAATACAAAGTGTGATATATCTAAGTTATTTAATTCAATAAACTCTTTTAATTTATTTCTATTATAAGTATTATCTGAACACTGTAGCTACTTGCAAACCTAGCTTAAGTTTTTAGTAATGGAAATAGCTAATTTAATTTCTTCATTTGTACATTCTTTTAATTTCTTCATATTATACTATTTTTGTTACTGTTATTAATTACATAAAAAGCGGGAGAACAGTAAAACTCCCGTAGTCAGTTAATTACTCTGATTTAGCTTTTTATGTTATATACCAAAGGCACACATGCTATCACTAACACTAATCCTACGTGAACAATGATATTAGGCATTCATTATTTAACTAGTTAATATTAGTTAATACTATTAGTTATAATAAGAGCCTTTTATATCAGACAATTATATATTTAGAGGGATTCTAAGCTCCAAGTTAACAATTGTTAAATCTTTAGAGTCAGAATCCCTCAAGCCTAACTAATTAAACTACTTGTGTGTAGGATAATTATTTGTAGGCGCAGTTTCACTAAAATAATAATCTGTTGTCATAATTTTATCTTATTTAATATTTCATTATACTTAGCATTGAAGATTTCTTCTACTACAGAAATACCTTCTTGTAACCAACTGAAAGAGTTAGTATCTCTTTCAATGCGGCATGAGTTAGTAGAATATTCTTCAAATACTTCAATAGTATCACAGTCACTTTCGTTAACAAATACAATTTTTATCCAATACTTATAGTCTCCATAATCAAAGAATCTGAACCTATCTTTAGATAATGCTGCTTTGGCTAAAGTGTCAGTAATTTCAAGTTTTTGATTAACTAAAGAGTCTATTTGCTTATTTAAATCGTCTAACTTCTCTTGGTCTGTCATTAAAGCACATTTCTAAATTCACAAGTTGACATATCTGAGTTTTCACTTTTACCTAAGTAAATAGTATCAAAGTTTATATCTAATATATCTAAGAATTGTATAAATTCGGCTTTATTTAGAATCCGAACTTCACTAACCTCATCTACTGTTGGTATTCTAGTACCTTTTATACAATCCCAATGAGTAATTATAGCGTTAAACTTACAATTATAGATCTTTTGATAATTGTCTAAGCAATGTCTATCTATTACTCTAGATAGTAAGTCAAATCTAAATATACCTCTCTTGAATATACCTTGTGGACCTGTATCTATATTAGTAGGTTCTTCTAAAATAAAGAAATCAGAAAGTTCATAAGGACAATAAGGTTCATATCCATTACCGTGTCTAGTTAGATAGGGTCTCATTACTAAATAAACTTCTGGACTTTCCTTTAAAACATATTCAGGGATACCATTAAGACCTGTTTTACTAGGAGTACAATGTGGCATAAATCCTCTTTCCATATCTAGAAGAAGACCTTGTGAACCTTCCCATATTACAGTATCATAGTTACTTTCCTCTTTTTGATCTACAGCCGGACTCCATCCCACAATTTTAAATACTTCTGAATGAATATTAATAAATTCACAAGCATTACAGAATAGAGCATCTAGCTTAAAATCTCTATCTACTCCATAATACATGGCAGAATCTAACAGGAAGTCATATGAATCTAATATACAATCTAACCAATCTGAAACTGGATTTTTTGAATTATCTAAATATCTTTTAAAACAATTAAAAATTCCTTTATTACAAGTACCATCCTTTTGTACCTTAGTATCTTTAAGGTTAGCTAGAACGTCATAAGGTGTGATTATTCTACAGTCTTGGTTAATATACAGAGGAGGAACTTCTACACCTTCATCAACTAGAGCTTTGTATTCATTTACTATACATATAGGGTCAACAAATACATTCTCATTTAAATAGGTAGGTACTCCCAATAATACTCCAGAACCCCAAGAAGAACATACATGAGATTTACCATTTAATACTACTCTATGTCCTGCTTGAGGTCCTCCTGAGAAACGATGAACAATAGGCTTAGAACTATTTTGACATAACCATTGAACTACATTACCTTTTCCGCAATCTCCAAAGAAACTTCCAAGAACTATCTTATGCTTGTCCATAGCTATTAGCAACAATACGAGCAATAGTTTCTCCTACGTGCTCTTTATCTGATACTACGAGATTATCACCTACATAAGGTGTCCAACTATTAGAAATAGTTTGCAAACTATACCAACTTCCATGCTCTACGTGAATGTGGTAGATATCCCATTTCTTAGCGCATTCTTCATAAATTGTTGAAGTAGCTAAATCTTCACCACACTCATCGCCAATATAATGAGTAATAGCCTCTTTAGGTAACATTCTGTGAATAGGTTCATCACTAATAGTAATTAAACAACCCTTAACACCTCTCTTCTCGAAAGCATCAATCTTAGTATGTTTAGCTGCAAAGTACCAACACATATTAGGGTTTTCACCTCCGTTACCTCCACCTCTGCCTTCTAGATAAATCTTACGAAGCCATTTCTCCATAAGTTCATCAGAAGACTCAAATTGACCTACTTGCAAAGGAGCTTCTTCATAACATCTTTCAACATCACCGAATGCCATAAAGCAGATTTGAGGATTATCAATACCTGCCTTCATAATACTTTTTATACAATCAGGCAGAGTGTTATCAATAAGATACTTTGGAACTGAACCCATAGAACCTGTTTCATCTAAAGCAATAATTATAGGAAAAGACTCTGGATGCTCTTCAGAATCGCGGGACTCTCTATAATTAATATTGATTGGATTCATTTCTGAATCAATATTCTTTTTGCTGAAAGTCTTTTCAATAGACTGTTGCTGATAACTACGACTTCTAGTTACTGCATCATTATATGAATAACTACCACCTCCCATTACTTATTCTCCTCTTTTTTAGGTTGAACACTTGCTGTTAGCACATTAACTAATGAAGACATAGCTTCAGTAAGCTTATCTACCTTAGCATTTACTTTCTCTAACTCAGAAGGCTCTGCTGGTTTAGATTCTTGAGTTTCAACAGTTGGCTTATTAACTGTAGGTTGCTGCCCAAACATATTAGCAAATGGATTATTACCTCCTCCGAGCATCTGAGACATCATCAACATCTCCATTACACCTCCATTACTTCCTTGCTTTTTATTCTTATCAAGCATCCAAAGCATAGCCATATTAAAGCCGCCACCTGTATTATTAAACAGATTCTTACCTTGTGGAGTCATGGATAAAGCCATAAGAGACTCTACATCAAATGACTCTCCATTAGCAAGTGCTAACATCATAGGATTAAACCCACAGGAATCATCAAAGTTGAATGGGTTGACAATTACCTTGGTAGTAGCCTGACCCATAACTGCATCCTTAATAGCTTTCTTAGTGTGTGCATAACCACTAAATGACTGAATTTTGAGAGTGCCATCAGCATTCACACCTAATACATAACCATAAGAACGAGAGCTGCTCTTAATAATGTCTCCTTGCTGAATTTTATTATTAGGCTTGGCAATGCTGTAAATAAATGGCATCTCGATAGTCATAGCTTCTGGATAATTAGTTAAATCACCCTTACTATCTACACCTGTCCATTCATCATCGTCTGTTTTAACACACAATGCACCATCA